AATCTTATACTGACTTGGAAAAAGGCCAGTATTTAAAGTCAGGTAAACGTGTTGAAATGACAGTAAAAACGTGCTGAATATGTTAACAAAAAGCTGAAAGAGCATGGAGTAATACTTGAAAGAGTAAAAGAAGAATAGGTGATTGAATGCAATTAACAGCTGAGGAACTTAAGTTATTAAAAAAGCATTGCAAAATAGATCACAATTCAGAGGACGACTTATTAGAAATATATTACTCTTGGGCATTCCATGAAATAGCTAGCGCTGTTACGGATGAACCAAGTAAATATATTGATTGGTTTAAAAGTCATCCTCTATTTGCTCGTGCTATATACCCTTTAGCAAGTTACTATTTTGAAAACCGTATTGCTTATTTGGATAGGGATTTATCGCTTGCGCCACATATGGTTTTAAGTACGGTGCATAAATTGAGAGGTTCATTTGAGCGATTTTTGGAGAGTGAAAATGATGAAATTTAATTCCAATAAATTAAATGAACGTATAGATTTTTGTGAAGATGTAAGCGAGAGAGTGAACGGAAATCCGATGAAACCGAAGACGAAAATATTATACTCTTGTTTCGCTTGCATTCAAGAATCTAAAGAATCCGACACTCAAACGAATCTCAATACAGGTAGCAAATTCATTAAAACTATTATTATCAGAGATACACGAGGTGATTATAAACCAACAAATAAGCATTACGTCTTGCATGAAGGGCAAAGATTTAACATCAAATATGTAAAGCCAGATTATCAAGATAAATCTTATTTGCGTATCTATGGCGAGGTGGTCATTTAATGGGGGCAAGAATTGAAAGTAATAACATCGAACAAGGTTTGAAAAATGCAGTTTTAAAAATGAATTTAAATAGTAATGTAATTGTCAAAGCTGGGGCTATGTCATTAGTCCCGCTTTTAAAAAGTAATACACCTTTTGCGAATACTAAAAAGCATGCTCGCGATCACATAGCTGTTTCTAATGTGAAAACAGACAGACACACAAGTGAGAAAATTGTTACAATTGGTTACGCTAAAGGCGTCTCACATCGTATTCATGCAACAGAATTTGGAACAATGTACCAAAAACCACAATTGTTTATAACAAAAACAGAAAAGCAAGGGAAAAACAAAGTTTTAAAAACAATGCTTGATACTGCTAAGAGGTTGCAAAAATGATTAATGTTACCGAATTAATTAGAAACGCTATTATTGCAAATAACATTACAGATGAAGTGAATGTGTTTAACTACACTATAGATGACCATTTTCACGAAAAAACTGACAAGCCTATTATTCGTATATATCCCTTACCGTTCAATCCTGACACATACGCTGATGATAACGAGATTTCAAGAGAATACCATTACCAAATTGATGTTTGGTGGTCTCAAGATGAACCGAACGAGCAAGCAGAAAAAATTGTTGAGTTACTCAAAGTGATAAATTTTCAATGTTATTACAGAGAACCGTTATACGAGAGTGACGTCATGTCATTCAGACATATTATAAGAGCAAAAGGCTCGATTTTATCAATGAAATTGGAGGAAAATTAAATGATTGAAAAATTGAAACAAGCACCAAGATTTTTAAAATTAAACTTACAACATTTTGCAGATACAGGAGTTTCGGGTATCGCAATTGGGGTATCAAACTTTTATTATGCACCTATTTTAAAAGATACAGAAAATGAATGGGAAACTGGAGCTGGCACACGTATTCGTTTCTTAAAAGAAATTGAAGTAGACCGTCCACAAGATACCGAGGAAGATTATGGGGATGATATGGTCGCAGCAACTGCTGTATCTAATGGTAAACTAAGTGTTAAGACAACATTTGTTACTGTTCCTGCTGACGATAAGGCGTTCTTGAATGGCGCTAAAAAAGGTGTAGGTGGTTATAAATATGGAGCTAAGGATATCCCGCCAGATGTAGCGATTGTATTTGAAAGACGTAATCATGATGAGTCTTCAGAATGGGTTGGCTTGTTCAAAGGTAAATTCACTCGTTCAAGCATCAAAGGGCAAACAAAACAAGATAAAGTTGAATTCCAGAATGACGACGTAGAAGGCAATTTTATTGATCGTTTGTTTGATGAGAGCTCGCATGTTACTGGCTATGATAAAAAAGGAAGCACTACAGGGCGCGATTATGTATTCATGGAAACATTTGGTAAAACTTATGATGAATTCATGTCTAGTCGAGGAGAACAAAATATGGAACCTGTAGAAAAAGAAATGAAAAAAACAGAAAAAGTTGAAGTCACTTCTGTAAACGTCACTGATGAACAAGTTACAGTTAAAGTTGATGCTACTAAACAACTATCAGCCACAACCGAACCATCTGGACAGAAAGTAACTTATGCAGTGACTGAGGGGCAAACGTATGCTAGCGTAACATCAACTGGCCTCGTTAAAGGTTTGGCGGAAGGTAATGCGACCGTTACAGCGACTGCAGGAAAGCAAACTGATACTGTGCAAATTACAGTACAATCTAATTTAGAAATGTAAGTTTTGAGGGCTTAATGCCCTCTTTTTATTTTGGCCAAATTAAAAAGAAAGTAGGAATTTAATAATGGAACGTACATCAATTGAATTAATTACAGGATTTACAAAAACAGGAAAGCCGCAATATCAAAAGTATTTAGCGAAGCCGATTATTACTTTGTTTGAAACAATTCAAGGTTCAAAATTAGGTTTGAAACTTAACAAAGCCTTTAAGGGGGCTGATTTTAAAGATCTAACAGAAGAAGAATTTAATAACTTAAGTGTGACAGAACAGGAAGAATACAAAAACAAGCAAGAAGAATACGAAAACAACATGGCTGTACAAATGGAAGTATTAGAAGAAGTTTTGGATTTCATCGTTGAAGCTTTTGATAATCAATTTACCAGTATAGAACTTCAAAAAGGATTACCAAATGGTCAAGAAGGTATTGAAAAGATTGGACAGTTAATTGGACGAATTACAGGTGGGGAACCTAGCGATACAAAAAAAAGTTCGTGACAGAGAATCAGAAATAAGAAAAGAAGATTTAACACCTGAAGCTGTCTACAACAATTACAGGAAAATAGCTAAAGATTTGATAGAAAAGGGCATGGATGCAGAAAAAGTGGCTAACATGCCGATACACTTCTTTTTAGACATTGTCGAATCGAAGATTGAAACAAAGCGAACTGCGAAAAGTTTTAAAGATATTTTTTAATCAGCCTTTAAAGGTTGATTTTTTATTTACATCTTGGAAGAAAGGAGGTTTTTAAATGCCTAATCCTATAGGTAATATGGTCATAAAGGTTGATTTAGATGGTTCTGGATTCAATAGAGGTGTGACAGGTTTAAATAGGCAAATGAAAATGGTTTCGCGTGAGCTTTCGGCTAATTTATCACAATTTTCTAGATATGATAATTCATTAGAAAAGTCGAAGATAAAAGTCGAAGGTTTGAGTAAAAAACAAAAAGTTCAAGCCCAGATTACTAAAGAGCTGAAAGATAGTTATGACAAACTTAGTAAAGAAACTGGTGAAAACAGTGCAAAGACACAAGCTGCGGCTGCTAAATACAATGAAGCTTACGCTAAATTAAACCAATATGAGCGAGAGTTAAACCAAGCCACACAAGAATTAAAAGACATGCAAAGAGAGCAGAAAGCATTAAATACTGCAATGGGAAAACTTGGTACCAACTTTAATAATTTTGGTCCTAAACTTCAAGAAATTGGTAACAGTATGAAAAATGTAGGCCGTAACATGACTATGTATGTAACTGCGCCGGTGGTTGCTGGGTTTGCTGTAGCAGCTAAAAAAGGTATTGAATTCGATGACAGTATGAGAAAAGTTAAAGCAACTTCAGGTGCTACTGGGGAAGAGTTTGAAGCTTTGAAGAAAAAGGCTCGCGAAATGGGTGCAACAACAAAATTTAGTGCATCAGATTCGGCTGAAGCATTAAATTACATGGCACTTGCTGGTTGGGATTCTAAGCAAATGATGGAAGGTTTAAGCGGAGTTATGGATTTAGCGGCAGCATCTGGCGAAGAACTGGGAGCAGTAAGTGACATTGTTACAGATGGACTAACGGCATTTGGTTTAAAAGCAAAGGATAGTGGTCATTTAGCGGACGTTTTTAGCACAAACTAGCTCGAAGGCAAATACGGATGTCAGAGGACTCGGAGAAGCTTTTAAATATGTCGCTCCTGTAGCAGGTGCGTTAGGTTACACGATTGAAGATACATCTATTGCGATAGGTTTAATGAGTAATGCTGGTATCAAAGGTGAAAAAGCAGGTACAGCGTTACGAACAATGTTCACCAATCTTTCAAGTCCAACTAGAGCTATGGGGAATGAAATGGAACGCTTAGGAATATCTATTACAGATAGTAATGGGAAAATGATTCCTATGCGAAAGCTTTTAGACCAACTGAGGGAAAAATTTAAACATCTTTCAAAAGACCAACAAGCTAGTTCTGCAGCTACAATATTTGGTAAAGAAGCGATGTCAGGAGCATTAGCGATTATAAATGCTTCTGATGAAGACTATCAAAAGTTAACCAAATCTATAGATTCATCTACCGGCGCATCTAAAAGAATGGCCGATACAATGGAATCTGGTTTAGGTGGGAAATTAAGAACTTTAAGGTCGCAATTAGAAGAACTAGCCTTAACGATTTATGACAGAATAGAACCAGCACTAAAGATTATAGTAAGTGCTTTTAGCAAAGTAGTGACATGGGTTACTAAATTACCAACGTCAATTCAATTAGCGGTTGTTGGGTTTGGATTATTTGTAGCAGTTTTAGGTCCTTTAGTTTTTATGTTCGGTTTATTTATCAGCGTGATGGGGAATGCAATGACAGTTTTAGGACCCTTGTTAATAAACGTTAATAAAGCTAGTGGTTTATTCGCGTTTTTAAGAACTAAAATCGCATCACTTGTTAAACTATTTCCGATTTTAGGTGTGTCGATATCAAGTTTAACGTTGCCTATAACATTAATTGTAGGTGCATTAGTTGGTATTGGCATAGCTTTCTATCAAGCTTATAAACGTTCAGAAACTTTTAGAAATATTGTAAATCAGGCAATCTCTGGTGTAGCAAACGCATTTAAAGCAGCTAAACTAGCGTTACAAGGTTTCTTTGATTTATTCAAAGGTGATAGTAAAGGCGCGGTTACCCTAGAGAAGATATTTCCACCCGAAACTGTAGCAGGAATACAAAATGTAGTTAATACGATTAGAACAACTTTCTTTAAAGTAGTTGATGCAATCGTTGGTTTCGCCAAAGAGATAGGCGCTCAATTAGTCTCTTTCTGGAAAGAGAACGGCTCAGAAATAACACAAGCTTTGCAAAATATAGCTGGTTTCATTAAAGCAACCTTTGAATTTATTTTTAACTTTATTATTAAACCAATCATGTTTGCGATTTGGCAAGTGATGCAATTTATTTGGCCGGCGGTTAAAGCTTTGATTGTCAGCACTTGGGAAAATATCAAAGGTGTAATACAAGGGGCTATTAATATTATTTTGGGTATTATCAAAGTGTTCTCTAGTCTTTTCACAGGAAACTGGCGAGGTGTTTGGGACGGCATTGTAATGATACTGAAAGGTACTGTGCAGTTAATTTGGAATTTAATACAACTGTGGTTTGTAGGTAAGATTCTAGGTGTTGTTAGATACTTTGGTGGATTGCTTAAAGGTTTAATATCCGGTATCTGGGGTGTTATCAAAGGTATTTTCACAAAATCATTATCTGCAATTTGGAATGCAACGAAAAGTATTTTTGGTTTCTTATACAATAGTGTTAAATCTATTTTCACTAATATGAAAAACTGGTTATCTAGTACGTGGAATAATATCAAAAGCAATACCGTCGGCAAGGCTCATTCGTTATTTACGGGTGTAAGGTCTAAATTCACAAGTTTATGGAATGCGACGAAAGATATATTTACTAAATTAAGAAATTGGATGTCAAACATCTGGAACTCTATTAAAGATAACACGGTAGGTATAGCTGGTCGTTTGTGGGATAAAGTACGTAATATCTTCGGAAACATGCGTGACGGTTTAAAATCTATCATTGGTAAAATTAAAGATCATATCGGCGGTATGGTAGATGCTATTAAAAAAGGACTTAATAAATTAATTGAAGGCTTAAACTGGGTCGGTGGTAAGTTAGGTATGGATGAAATACCTAGGTTACACACTGGTACAGAGCACACACATACTACTACAAGATTAGTTAAGAACGGTAAGATTGCACGTGATACATTCGCTACAGTTGGGGATAAAGGACGTGGAAATGGTCCAAATGGTTTTAGAAATGAAATGATTGAATTCCCTAATGGTAAACGTGTAATCACACCTAATACAGACACTACTGCTTATTTACCTAAAGGCTCAAAAGTATACAACGGTGCACAAACTTATTCAATGTTAAACGGAACGCTTCCGAGATTTCATTTCGGTACTACTATGTGGAAAGATATTAAATCTAGTGCATCATCGGCATTTAACTGGACAAAAGATCAAATAGGTAAAGGTACAAAGTGGCTTGGCGATAAAGTTGGTGATGTCATGGACTTTATCGATAATCCAGGCAAACTTTTAAATTATGTACTTCAAGCGTTTGGAGTTGATTTCAGTTCTCTAACTAAAGGTATGGGTATTGCTGGCGATATAACAAAAGCTGCATGGTCTAAGATTAAGAAAAGTGCAATCAAGTGGCTTGAGGATGCTTTCGCAGAGTCGGGTGATGGCGGTGTATTAGATATGAGTAAATTACGTTACTTATACGGTCACACTGCTGCTTATACACGAGAAACCGGACGCCCATTCCATGAAGGTCTGGATTTTGATTACATTTACGAACCTGTTCCATCAACCATTAATGGTAGAGCACAAGTTATGCCTTTTCATAATGGTGGTTATGGAAAATGGGTGAAAATTGTAAAGGGCGCCTTAGAAGTTATTTATGCACATTTATCTAAATATAAAGTTAAAACTGGTCAACAAGTTAGGGTCGGACAGACTGTTGGTATATCGGGGAATACGGGGTTTAGTACAGGACCTCACTTACATTATGAGATGCGTTGGAATGGAAGACATAGAGACCCGTTACCGTGGTTAAGAAAGAATAATGGGGGCGGCAAAAGTACACCCGGTGGTAATGGTGCAGCTAATGCTAGACGAGCTATTAAGGCTGCTCAAAATATTTTAGGAGGAAGGTATAAGGCGAGTTGGATTACTAACGAGATGATGCGTGTTGCGAGTCGTGAATCCAATTATACAGCTAATGCAGTCAATAATTGGGATAGCAACGCAAGAGCTGGTATACCTTCAAGAGGTATGTTCCAAATGATAGATCCTTCATTTAGAGCGTACGCAAAGTCGGGTTACAATAATCCTCTCAACCCAACTCATCAAGCTATATCGGCTATGAGATATATTGTGGGTAAATGGGTACCAAGAACAGGCTCATGGAGAGCTGCGTTCAAACGCGCTGGTGATTACGCATATGCTACTGGTGGCAAAGTCTATAACGGATTGTATCACTTAGGGGAAGAAGGATATCCAGAGTGGATAATACCTACTGATCCAAGTAGAGCGAACGAAGCACACAAATTATTAGCTTTAGCTGCTAACGATATTGATAACCGCTCTAAAAATAAGCGACCAAACAACTTACCAAATCCAAGTATAAGTAATAGTGATACAAACTATATTCATACATTGGAGAATAAACTGGATGCGGTTATTAATTGTTTGGTTAGTTTGGTTGAGTCTAATCAAGTTATTGCAGATAAGGATTACGAACCAGTTATTAATAAGTATGTGTTTGAAGATGAGGTAAATAATTCTATCGATAAACGAGAGCGTCACGAATCTACAAGAGTTAGATTTAGAAGAGGAGGCACGATAATCTAATGCAAGATACAATTCAAATAGACAATAAAACAATTGGATGGCTGGTTGTGCAAAGAGGGTTCGAGATACCCTCTTTTAATTTTGTTACTGAAAAAGAAAACGTAAAAGGTAGAGCGGGATCTATTGTTAAGAATCGTTATTTAAATGATATCGAATTTGATTTACCATTAATTATTCGAAACGAAAAATTGTCACCAGGTGGAGAAAAAACACACGATGATATATTAGAAGCATTGGTCAAGTTCTTCAATATTAAAGATTTAACACCTAAAAAACTTAAATTCAAATCTCAAAACTGGTATTGGTTTGCATATTTTGATGGTCCATTAAAATTACCGAAAAACCCAAGAGGTTCAGTGAAGTTCACTATAAAAGTAGTGTTAACAGATCCTTATAAATACTCGGTAACTGGAAACAAAAACACCGCGATTTCAGACCAAGTTTCAGTTGTAAATAGTGGGACTGCTGACACTCCTTTAATTGTTGAAGCCCGAGCAATTAAACCATCTAGTTACTTTATGATCACTAAAAATGATGAAGATTATTTTATGGTTGGTGATGATGAGGTAACCAAAGAAGTTAAGGATTACATGCCTCCTGTTTATCATAGTGAGTTTCGTGATTTCAAAGGTTGGACTAAGATGATTACTGAAGATATTCCAAGTAATGATTTAGGTGGTAAGGTCGGCGGTGACTTTGTGATATCCAATCTTGGCGAAGGATATAAAGCAACTAATTTTCCTGATGCAAAAGGTTGGGTTGGTGCTGGCACGAAACGAGGGCTCCCTAAAGCGATGACAGATTTTCAAATTACCTATAAATGTATTGTTGAACAAAAAGGTAAAGGTGCCGGAAGAACAGCACAACATATTTATGATAGTGATGGTAAGTTACTTGCTTCTATTGGTTATGAAAATAAATATCATGATAGAAAAATAGGACATATTGTTGTTACGTTGTATAACCAAAAAGGAGACCCCAAAAAGATATACGACTATCAGAATAAACCGATAATGTATAACTTGGACAGAATCGTTGTTTATATGCGGCTCAGAAGAGTAGGTAATAAATTTTCTATTAAAACTTGGAAATTTGATCACATTAAAGACCCAGATAGACGTAAACCTATTGATATGGATGAGAAAGAGTGGATAGATGGCGGTAAGTTTTATCAGCGTCCAGCTTCTATCATAGCTATCTATAGTGCGAAGTATAATGGTTATAAGTGGATGGAGATGAATGGATTAGGTTCATTCAATACGGAGATTCTACCAAAACCGAAAGGCGCAAGGGATGTCATTATACAAAAAGGTGATTTAGTGAAAATAGATATGCAAGCAAAAAGTGTTGTCATCAATGAGGAACCAATGTTGAGCGAGAAATCGTTTGGAAGTAATTATTTCAATGTTGATTCTGGGTACAGTGAATTAATCATACAACCTGAAAACGTCTTTGATACGACGGTTAAATGGCAAGATAGATATTTATAGAAAGGAGATGAGAGTGTGATACATGTTTTAGATTTTAACGACAAGATTATAGATTTCCTTTCTACTGATGACCCTTCCTTAGTTAGAGCGATTCATAAACGTAATGTTAATGACAATTCAGAAATGCTTGAACTGCTCATATCATCAGAAAGAGCTGAAAAGTTCCGTGAACGACATCGTGTTATTATAAGGGATTCAAACAAACAATGGCGTGAATTTATTATTAACTGGGTTCAAGATACGATGGACGGCTACACAGAGATAGAATGTATAGCGTCTTATCTTGCTGATATAACAACAGCTAAACCGTATGCACCAGGAAAATTTGAGAAAAAGACAACTTCAGAAGCATTGAAAGATGTGTTGAGCGATACAGGTTGGGAAGTTTCTGAACAAACCGAATACGATGGCTTACGTACTACGTCATGGACTTCTTATCAAACTAGATATGAAGTTTTAAAGCAATTATGTACAACCTATAAAATGGTTTTAGATTTTTATATTGAGCTTAGCTCTAATACCGTCAAAGGTAGATATGTAGTACTCAAAAAGAAAAACAGCTTATTCAAAGGTAAAGAAATTGAATATGGTAAAGATTTAGTCGGGTTAACTAGGAAGATTGATATGTCAGAAATCAAAACAGCATTAATTGCTGTGGGACCTGAAAATGACAAAGGGAAGCGTTTAGAGCTAGTTGTGACAGATGACGAAGCGCAAAGTCAATTCAACCTACCTATGCGCTATATTTGGGGGATATATGAACCACAATCAGATGATCAAAATATGAATGAAACACGATTAAGTTCTTTAGCCAAAACAGAGTTAAATAAACGTAAGTCGGCAGTTATGTCATATGAGATTACTTCTACTGATTTGGAAGTTACGTATCCGCACGAGATTATATCAATTGGCGATACAGTCAGAGTAAAACATAGAGATTTTAACCCGCCATTGTATGT